ACTGTGTAATGGCGCAGCAACAGCAAAACATTACGGTTAGCGCTCCGGGGTTTCAAGGGCTGAATACGGAAGACTCTCCGCTTCAGCAAGACCCCGGCTTCTGCTCTGTAGCCGATAACGCTGTTGTAGATAAGTTTGGGCGTATCGGCTCACGTAAGCCGTGGACGCAATACACCACTGCGGTTAACGTAACGTACACGCCAGCGGTAGGCGTAACGGAAACTAAAATCGTAACCAGCCGCGTGGGCCAAGGTAACATTAGCGGTACTGTGTATGTATTAGCAACCGTTAGCGTTGACCAATACAACAGCTCTGGCTCTTTGATTCAAGAAGACCATTTTATCTGTAAGCTCACTAGCTCTGGCGGTGTCAATACGCTAGATGAGATTAGCTATCCGGCTCTTGCAGATGCTACGAAGCTACACGACGCACAGATTGTAGGCTTTAACGATAAGATTTATATCTTCAGTGAAGGCAATGAGTGCTTAGAGTTTGACGGCACTACGATTAGTAAGCTCTTTACTGGCACCAACGACGTTGATTACATTAAGCCTCAAGACAACAGCGGCACCATTGCGGCAACTATTAACGGTGACGTAGCGACTGCTGCGTATGGCCGCTTGTGGGTTAGTGGTGTAGACGGCGACTACCAAACGATTTACTACAGCGACTTGCTTATTCCTACGCAATGGTACGATGGGCGTACGTCGCCAGCAGACCCGCAGAACACTGGCGGTTTGCTTAACGTCAATGAGTATTGGCCTAGCGGTACGGACCGTATTGTTAGCCTTGTAGCACACAACGGCGCTTTGTTTGTCTTTGGACGCCAGTCTATCCTTGTGTACAACAACGCCGCTACGGGTGATCCTGCTGCCGCTGACGGCATTACGCTGGTCGATACGATTACTAACATTGGTTGTGTTAACCGCGACGCTGTATCTAACATCGGCTCTGACGTATTGTTTGTTGACGACTCTGGTGTACGCTCACTGGGTCGTACGATTCAAGAGAAGTCTGCACCGCTTGGGGACTTAACGGCTAACATCCGCCGCGAAATCAGTGACGTTATCTCTAGCACTAACGACAAGAAAAGCATTTCGCTTTCTTATTGGCCTGATGAAAACCTAACTGTTGTTAACTTTAGCGACGACTTGCAAGCTTATGCTATTGAAATGCGAGCGCCTAGCGTTACGGGAGGCAATAAGGTAACGCGCTGGACCAACACGGTTTGGAACAGAGCGCTGTATTATGAAACAGATGGCGAAGCGTACGTATTGCTAGCAAGTTCTGCTAGCGGTTATGGTTTGTTGTTATACGCTGCGGGCTCTAACTATAATAACGAGTCGTTTGAGTTTAAGTATGAGTCTAATTCGTTTACGTTTGGGCAACCGGCTAACACTAAGTTTGTAAAGCAGATTGACTACACGGTTGTGTCTACCTTAACAGATGCGCAGGCGTACGCAGGGTGGGGTTATAGTGGTCGCCTTGATTACACCAAAGCGCTGACTGTTACGGCCCAAGCGCCTGCGTTGTACAACGTAGCGTACTACAACCAGACAGACGAATACGGCCCAGGTTTAACGACTATTAAGCGCTATCGTGTTAACGCTAAAGGCAGCGGTGAAGCAGTTATTATTGGGTTTCGCACAGACATCAACGGCAACACGTGCAGCCTACAAGAGATTAACGTACAGACCCTCATCGGGAGGATTATCTAAATGAGTCTTTTTAATTTGCTAGGCGCGGGCGGAGCGCTTGCTGCTGGCTTTGAACTTTCAGAAGACATTCGTAAAGCTGGAAAGCAAGGCGCAACGGCAATCCAAGCGCTTGGCGAGCGTATGGGTGGAGAGACTGCTTTCCGAGGCTATGGCGTACAGACGGGCCTAGGACGCTCTACGATTGATCCTACGGGTAGCTTAAACGTAGGCGTAGGGCCACAGCAGGGTATGCTAAGCAGCGGTATGGGGATGTATGGGCAGGCTCAGGGCGCACTACAGAGCGCTCTTGGCGACACCGCTGCGCGTGAACAAGAAATCTTTAATCGCGCTATGGCTATGCAGAACCCAGCGTTAGACCGCGCACAGGCTGCACAGCAAGCGCGTGAGTTTGCTATGGGGCGTGGTGGTGTACGGGGCTCACAGTTTGGTGGGACTGCTGAGGATGCTGCTATGGCCCGCGCACGCGCTGAGGCTGCTAATACGGCATCGTTCCAAGCTATGCAGCAAGCGCAGCAAGAAGCGCTAAACCAAGCCAACATTGGAAACATTGCTGGGCAGCTTGGGCTACAAGGTTACCAGACGGCATTCACGCCCCTACAGCAGCAGCTTAACGCTTTGCAAGTTGGTCAGCAAGCAGCTAACATGGCGCAGACTGGGCAGCTCACTGGCGCAGGCTATCTTGCACAGCTTGGCCTTGGCGGCTTGCAGTCGCAGATTAACGCTGAATTGGCCGCTGCGCAGCTATACGGCAACCTTGCCGGTGCTGGGGCCGAAGCGCTTGGAGCTATTGATACAGGTGGTCAAGGCTTTATTGATTACATCAAGAGCCTTATTTAAGGAGCGACATCATGGCAGGACAAGACGTAAGCGCTAACCTTGGCGGAATGTTGTCGCAAATTGGAGGCGCTTTTGCGGGCGCTGGGCAGTCTGTTGGGCAAGGGCTTATGCGGCCCATTACAATGGCGTTTCGCCCGCAGCTCGACGCTAACGATGTACAGTCTTTACAAAACCAAGCAGCGTTTTATGGACGCATTGGCGACACTGCTCAGCAGCGTATGTTCACTGAGCAAGCGCTAGTTCTGGAAGAGCGTAATAGAGAAGAGGCGGAGAAGCAGCGTAAGCTTGAGGAAGGACAAGCACGCGCCACTGCTGTTTCTGAATATGGTCGCGCTGTTTTGTCTGGCAATAAAAATGCTATTGATTTAGCGCTAGAAAAAGCAAATAAAGTTTTTCAAGATCAGGGCATTGTTGCTCGGCCTTTTCTGGACGCCGAAGAAGCTTCTGTGTTTACTGCAAAGCGTCGAGAAGAAATGGCAGCAGATCGTAAGTTTGAGCTAGAAGAGCGCGGGCGTGCTACCGCTGATCGTGCTGCTTTGGACAAGCTTGCAACAAATCTTTTAAACGCTAATTCTGTGGAAGCAGCGGACGAAGCTATTAAGAACGTACCTGCTTCTATTGCAGCAAGGGCTTCTCAGCTTCGCGATGATGCTGTAAATAGAATTAATACTAGAATTGATAGGGAGCGGAGCGAGGCGGCTCTTAAGGCCCCTCTTGATACTATCAGCACTGATCTTCTTCCAGAAGAGGCAGACATTGCTCCAGAGTTAAGAGCTGGGTTTTCTAAAGCTATTGAGTCTTTTAACGAAAGAATTGAAAAACTTAATCAAGACATTGCTGACGGTAAAGCAATTTATCCCGGCCAAAAACAACAGCTTCAGCAACAACGTGCTGCTTTAGAGGCGCGTATTTATCAAGAAACTTCCGGAGCTATTAACCGTAAGTATGCTGCGGAACAAGCTGAGCAAACGATTTTTAATCGCGGAACGGAAAAGATATTGTTAAACAGCTATAGTTCTGCAGAAGTGGAGGCAGCACAAGAAGTTCCGGGTTTTAATTTAGATTATGACGAAGCAGTGCGCCGTCTTAAAAATCGTGATTTAGCTTTGCACTTTAAACTTGCTGGCAAAGAAGTACCGCCTGAGCTTGTTCAATACAAGCCCGGAGACCCGCGTTCTGTTCTTGTAGGACTTGCGATACCGTCTGGACCGGATCGTTCAGCGTTTGAAGTTGTGTCATCAGAACCAGCATCGGCCGAAGCTGTTGCGGCAGCGTCCCGTGAAGACACGCTGCTAGCAAGGCGTGCTGAATTGCTAAGTAGTGTTGACCGAAAAGGTCAAAGAGACCCCGCACTGCAAGAAGAGCTAAGCGGTATTAACGCAGAACTTGGTGAAATACGTGCCTCTAGAGCTACCGGACAAATGGGCAGACGTACGCGGCCCGCAGGGGTGACTAGCTCTTTGGGAATGCCGGAAGCTGATTTTTATTCTGGCGGTATGGAAACTGATCCGTTTATAAAATACGTAGAAGAACAAAGTAAAAACGTTACTGGTGGCCGTCGCCGCCAACAATAAGCGGAGAGTTTAGTGAAACAATACACGATTAAATACGGCAACTCTTCTTACAACGTTGTGGCTGATAATCAAGACGAAGCTATAGATAAAATAAGGGCTAGGCTTTCTAGTCAAGACGAGCTTAGCGATCTTGAAACCGCTGGCGCCGCCGCTACGCAGTTTGCAGAGAGTGCGTTTGGTATTGGTGACGAGCTTAATGCAATTCTTCGTGGCGTAGGTGGCAGTATCTATGATGTGTTCAACACGGACATGGATTTGTCGCAGGCATTAAGCGCAAACTTTGACTACAATCGCAACATTGCGGCAGCTCGTCAGCAGCTTCAGCAGTTTGAAGAAGAAAACCCACTGCTTTCTGGGGCTGCTACGGGTGCTGGTCTGCTTGCTGGTATTGCCACACCCATTGGCGTTATCGGTAAGGGCGCTAGCTTAGGCCGTGCCGCAGGAATTGGCGCTGGGTATGGTGCTGGCTTTGGCGCACTCAGCGGCGAGGAAGTAGAAGGCCGTGTTGAAGGCGCTTTGTCTGGCGCACTGCTTGGCGGTGTGTTTGGTGTTGGTGCGCAAAAGCTGGGACAGAAGCTTGACGGAATCGTTAAAAACCCTAACGCCAGCGCTGTGGACGAAGTAGCAGAAATCACCGATCAAACCAACTGGACGGATGTTAATGAAGATTTCCGCTGGTGGGACAAGATGTTTGTCGGTGTGTCTGATGCTATCCGTCGCCGCATTAGCCCAGAGCTTGGGGGCAGGGTACAGCGTGCTGATGAGTCTGCAATGCGCCAAAAAGGCATCGAAAACGCTGAGTTTGTAGAAAACACAAACATGCAAAGCGTTATCAATCTGTGGAACAAGGACGATAAGTTTGCGGGTATGGTCCTTGACTATGCGCAAGGGCAAAAGCCGGTTGGCGAGCTTATCGGTTATGTTAGCAAAGAACTGGACAGCGATGCCGCTCAAGCCCTTGTTAGGTACATAGACTGGTCTAAGAAGTCTAACGCTCTCTTTAACGAAAGGCTTGGAAAAAATCAAGACGCTACTGATTACTTGCACACACAGCGCGTAGGCAAGATTACGAAACGTCGTCAGCTTTCACGACGCGAGCGCGCCTCTGATTACATTGAAGACTTTGCAGATGATGAAATCAACATGCCTATTGACCGCGCACAGCTTAAGCGTACACGTGAGCTGGCGGAAGAGGGCTTGAATGTTCGTGACTATGCTAACCCGTTCTTGACGAATGCGCAGCGTATCCACAATAACAACCGCCTGCTACAGCTTCAAGAAAAGTTTGACATCAAGAAGCTAAATAAAGGCGCTGATGGCTTGATGGACGCACTAGAGAAGAAGTTCCAAGAGCGTGGCATCAATAAGTTTGGCTCACGTGACGCACGCAACGCTATCGCAATGATGCTCAAGGGGCAAAACAACTCCGCCAATGCGTGGATCAAGTCGCTACAGAACAGCGGCTACTCTGTGCTTGCTGGTCCGAAAACCGTACTGCTTAACTTCCACGATATTCCAACCGCTGTGTGGAATAATGGCGTTGCTAGTATCCGTGGCTTAGTGAACCGCGCCGCCAGCAAAAGCGCAGACGTACGGCGGTTAGGCATTGAGCAAAACTACGGGGAGTTTGTGCAAAACATTCCCGCAGCGAGCGGAAAGCTTAGCGCTGGAGAGCGTGCTGAAATTATTACTAAGGCGATCACCGACAAGGCTATGAAATGGGGCGGCTTCCAAACTGCTGACCGTGTGGCTAAGAATCAAGTGCTTAAGACTGTAGCCCAAGACACGCTGGATCGTGTGAATAACAACACGCTACGCCAGCGCTGGGGCACCTACTTCAAGCCGTCTGAAATGGCACGTATTGAAGGAGCGGTTAAGCGCACTGGCGGTGACATTACGAAGATGAACGCTAAGGAGCAGAAGCTGTACGACGAGTTGCTTACGCTTGGGCTTGGACAGCAGCAGCTTATCTCGGCAGCGGGTCGTCCCATTGGCTGGCTTAACAACCCCAACCTACGCCCGCTGTGGATGATGCGCGGCTTTGCCATCAAACACAACACGCTGCTTAGCGAAAAGATTGTTGATAAATGGAAGGCAGGCGATAAAGCCGGAGCCGCTAAAGCAGCAGCTACGTACTTAGCGCTTCCTGGCATCAGCTATGCGGGCATGAACGTAGGCCGTAACGAGCTGTTTAAGGAAGACTATGAACCCAGCGCTGAAGAGTTTATGTTCTCGCTTCTTGACTCTGTGCTTGGTCCCATCACGCTAAACAGCATCGGTGTGGGTAGCAGCTACGAGCGCTCAGAGCTTGTTAAAGACCCTGCCAAGGCAATCTTGTCCTCTGCGCTTCCGCCTACGGGGTTGTATGGTGACGTTGCTGAAGGTATTGTGCAAGCCATTGCGCGGGAAGATGCAGACGAGCTTGGTAACATTGTTGCGGACCACCCGCTATACAAACAATGGGCGGCGTTCTTCGACTAAAGCGCAGCGCCCGCTGAGCAGCACACTCGGCGGGCGCGTTGCTTCCTATAAGTCCTCCTCTTTCACGAAGATGCCGTACTGCATCCTCCCCTTACGGTCCTTAATCTTGTTGTAGCTAACCTCTAGCGCTTGCTTTATCGTAAAGCCGTGACGCGTCGCAATGTTAATCAGCACAACCAACACGTCACCTAGCTCGTCACGCAAGTCGAAGCCGTCGTGAATGTCCTGCTCCAGCTCGTCTACTTCTTCACGTAGCTTACGCATTTGTGAGCCGTCAGTGCTGCCGTCGATTAGGTCGCGTGCGTCATGCCAGTCAGCGACTAGCTGTTCAAGTTCTGCAAAGGTAAGCGTGTCAAGCGTCACTTAAGAATCTCCCTGGCCCATACGCGTTCGTTGATGTGGCTGTTGTAGCAGTGGTTTGGGTCGAACCAGAAGAGGTCGTCAATGGCCTCCTCTAGTTTGTCACGTCCCTCACGGTGGCAGCGCGCCGACATCGACTCGGTTGGCTGACCGTTGAAGAACACTACGTTAGCTAGTACCGATAGCGCGTGCCCTACGCGCCACAAGTAGTCCATCACGGCGCATACCTCCACTCAAGCAGCATCTCCAAGTAGTGAATAGCTTTACGCAAGTCTTCAGCCCCGCCTTTGCTTTCATGGCGTGTAACGTACTTGATGACGTTACCTTCCATGTAGCCCAGCTTGTTCTTGTAAATGTATTCAATGGGCTGGATAGGTAGCTGGTAGTGACTGCCACCTTCCTGCCGATTAGTGGACCTTTGCGCACGCTCAAGGGCATAAAATTCATCTATACCAATCACGTCATCAAATTCATCTGTACCAATCACGTCATCGTTATTCATCTCAGTGCATCGGGCCTTCGTAGTCTTCTTCTGCATGTCCCATAGCTCCAGTCATTAGGTTGTACTTGCCCAAGTCGAGTAGCATGTTAACGGTGTCTGGGTGTAGGCCGTTAGAAGCTAGCACAAACTCCCGGTCTTCAATGAAGATAACGCAAGCAGCCTCTACGGCTACCTCTGGGTTTTCTTCTTCAAAGTTGCCAAGCGCTTCGCGCAGCTTGAACAACATGTTACGCACCGTGATGCGATCTTCCTGCTTCTTCTTCCCGAAACCCCCTTCGATTACCTTAGGCATATTAGTCGTTCCAGTCGTCGAACAGCTCTAAGTGTTTCTCAAAGCGTTCTCGGTTGTCAAGGATGTGGCTACGCAGTAGGTCTACTAAAT